TCCTCCTTTTTGGTTGCAGTATTAGGGTCTTTTACATCGGCAGCCGCCTCAGCATCGGATCCATACTCTTGTTTTGTTATCTTGTTCGTCACCGTAATGACGGTTTCACTTTCCACTTCTTCTTTAAGTTTACCATCAACCGTCTTAAATGTTACCAATCCTTTTTCTTTAAATGACATTAGGACCTACTCATCTCTAAGACAGACACGATTAGGTTCAAGCCTCCTGTTGTGCTGCACGTCACCTGGAGCTTATCAGCTTCTTCTAAAACTAAAAGGATAGAGTTACTCGAGTTTAAAAATTCAAATTTGGTCGTGGCCGCCAAGGACGCTTTATAATCATAAATAAATCTAGTAGTAGCACTGGTGTCATAGACTGAAAGCGTTACATTCATGACACTGCCGTCGGTATTATAAACGGAAATAGAGCGGATAATAGAAGTCGTTGCTGCAGGCACTTCATAAACATCCTGGTTAGCGGTTGTCACGCTAATCAATTTAGGAGTAACTTTATAAGTATTTGCCATTAAGTCATATACCAAGTAAATCGTTCTTGGTCCTCTTTTTGTTGTTGTAAAAACGTTGAGTTCAATTGTTCTACAATTGCACTGAGCGCTCTTGAAATTTGTTTCTGATTAGAAAAATCATATTCTTCTTTGGGTTCAGGTATTTTAACAAGTATTTTTGCCATTATCTCATCCCGTCTGGTTGAAGATCCAGCCTCATAGTTCCAAATCTCCAGTTGTCATTCACTGCAGCGTTAGCAATACTCACGCTCGCAAATCTTCCTCTCGCTCTAGTATTAAACTGAGTTGAAGAAGAAGTCACGGTGAAAGGACTATAAACACTTGTGGTTGCCGTGCTTGCGGGGAAACGTTTCAGTTTTAAAGTCACCGTTGCACTTCCTGTTAAAGTTTTAAAGTCTGGTAAGAACCGACTGATCGATAAATAAATTGTGCCTGCTCCTGCCTCTTTAAAGTAGTCTCCTAGATCAAAGTCATAAGATTCTAAGCTCCCTGCAATCGCGGTGGAAGATCCATCGGGATTGATTTGATTGGTGCCAACTTCCTGTTCAAAATAAACCGTTTGACCTAATCCTGTTTCACCAATCACACTCGGAAAGGTTCCTGTTGCCGTTGAATCAAATTTAGTTGAATGAGGATTAGGATAAATTGTAGCAGGCATCCAAGAAGTTCTTGCTTCAGTACCTGGGTACCAGACGCCTCCTGGAATTTTTCCTCCAGCAGATTCTCCATAGTTATAAACGGCATAACGATCATTGTAGCTTGCTCCTGATGTTGGGTAATACCATACGACTTCTGTAAAGAGATTATTAATCGCAGCACAGATCTGTTGACCTTTTGTAGTATCTACATCATCATAAACATAGTCTTCAATCGAACAGCTTAAAGATTTAACCGTACCATCGAAAAGGAAGAAGCCTTTATTGCTCATCCAGTAAGCTATCCCATCAATTTCTACAACGGCGTTTTGACCAATCAATCCACAGTTCGTACCTACTTGTTCAAATCCAAACGTAAAAGGAGCTCCTACATGTTTCATGGTATAGAGCGATGTATCGGTCCACACTAAAATATTATCTTTAGCTTTAATGGCTCCCATAATTTTAGTACCATCTTGTAATCTTTGACTTCCAGCACTATTGATAGCGGTGGGTGCAAAAGTATTAATAGTTTCTTGGTCCGAGAACCGTATAAACATATCATCTTGAGACGAAGCTGTACCAATCGTTGTTTCTGTTCCGAATAAAACCACGTGTCTTGTTACAGGAGACATCATCATTAAACGATTCGCTGTCGGAGCAGCACTCGTTACATAATCGGTTGTGGTCGTTGATGCACGAGTCGTGAACCGTGCTGCAATACTCGAATCCCAGCTATACATTTTTCCATTAGCAATGTTGGCTAATAAAACATCACCATAATTATCAAAAGACCACAGCCCTGGTTCAAGAGTTAGGGTTGAGGCAGCAACGGCTGATCCCCATCCTGTATAATCGGTAGCATTATCTACTACCGCTGCGTCAGCATGAATAGCCGTAGCTGTTCCGTTTGTTGCCCGCGTAATGCCTGTTAATTCATTAGTTGATTTACCCGAATAAGTAATTAATTCATTTTCAACTGCAATGGTTCCTGAAGTAGGAAAAGCAGTCCCACTGGTTAATCTAATTTGAGTAGATGAACCATTGTTTCCAGCGGTATTTGCTGCTAAAGCACCGTCTAAATCATTAGTGGCTACACCTGAAACCGTTCCGCCAAAATTTCCAACACCAAAACCATAGCCATAAGTTTGAGCCGCAGGGCCCACGGTTTGATAGGGCTTAACGGTCATGCTACCTCCCGTAGATACAGCAGAAGTCGCTTGATTTGATGAATCAATCGTAAAAGTTACACTCGTGGGTACGGTTAAAACTTGAAAAAGTTTATCTTCAAATTGAGCATCGGTTAAACCCGTACCACTAGGTAAAGTGACTGCATCCAATTGTATAATATCCCCTGCTAATAAACCATGCGCAGAAGTTGTTGTAATGGTACATGTTTTAACACTAGTACTATTCGTTGCTAAAGTAGAACTTCCAAAAGTAGTCGCTGCAAGTGGAGTGATATCGTAAAGCGTTCCTTCAAAATAAATCAATAAAAATTTATCCGTTCCAATAGCCACGTATCGGTTACCATCCAGATCAACAAAAGAGTATTGGGCTCTGGCTACACCAACAATGGTATCAGTTAATAAAGAAGACCACCCTCCTACTTTTTCAGGAAGGCCATATCGGAATCGGACATTATCAGAACTCACCCAGCGCCTGTCGGCACCGACCTGAGTTTGTTGTTTGTCAATTCCTGGAAGGAGTTTAAAATCTACAAGAGCCATATGATTAGCTCCTATGATGCGCTATTCGTTTTGTATATCCAGCCTACTGTAGCATTGGCATATACCAACGTAATAGCTTGACCGTTAGCAGTTAAAACTAAATTGCTTGCTGAGCTATTAATCTTTTCGGACCCATTAGAATCAATAGTTAGATTGTTTGAAGCAAAATAATTTTGACTGTCGATAAGTGTTACTTCGGATCCCACAGCTCCAGCAGGAAGAGAGACGGTAAATGCATTAGTTGTTTTAGTATCGCAAAAAACTTGATCACCAGCAACAGCAGTATAAGCAGCGGTGTGAGTGGCATAACTCTTTTGGAGCATGCCTAAAGCCGTATTCGATCCGTTAGAATAAACCAAGGCAGTTGCACCTACAGGCATTATATAGCCTGTACCTGAAACCGTCTTAACGGTTAAAGTATAATTACTTGAAGAACGTGTCGTTGAATCTTTAACAATAAAGATTCTTTCTGCCGTAGCAGGCATAAGAAAATCACGATTGGCCGCCAGGGTACCTGTTAAAACAAAAAATAGATTTTTACCGTTGGAAGTCGCTCCATCATTTAAGGTTAATGTAACATCCGCAGAAGCCACATCGACCGATAAATATCCACTCGAAGCCTGTTCTAAAATTTCTAGATTAGTATTAGTAATCGTTCCCCATAACCCAGCTTTTTCCCCTGTGGTTACTTTTTCTAATTGTAAATTTGTCGTATATGTTGATGCCATAATTCTCCTATAAAGGATCTATATTAGTCCAGGTTTGACTTGCATCTGGATCAATTGCATTCCATGTTATCACATTCACATCGGCCGCGCCAGTAGAAACTGTTACTTCACTTCCTGTTGGTATTACCAATCCACTAATGGTATAAGTAGGAGTTCCACTCGAAACGGTAACCCCACTACCAGTAACAACAACGACAATCGTAAGATCATCGAATGCCGTAGCTCCAAAAGTTGTCTCTGCGAATGTTGATAAACCTAACATAAATTCACTTATATCCTTGTTGAAATGTTATTAATTATCTCTTTGGATATTTGTCTTTAGTTGCTTTAATGGTAGCTTTCCAAGCATCAATTCCATTATGATAAATGTCATCTAACTGGTCTTGCCAAATTGGATAGGCTTTTTTTCTTAAGTCTAAAATAACTCTATCAATGACATCATAGTCAACAGTTAAACCCCATTCTTGACAATAGGTAAAATCAAATCCTAATGGTACTGAATCTAATAATTCCAGTTCCTCATAAGTTTCTTGAGATAATAACAGAAAAGCATCACAACGTGGTGTTTGTGCTATTCTTTTAACATCTCTTTCAATAGGTTCTGCTCGTGTACCAAAAAAGGTCTCCCAGTTACTTGCTTCTATTTTGTATAGTTTCATCTTCAACTCCTTTAAGTTCTATTTTTAATTGTGGATCTATATTGCCTTCCAATATTTTTGTTTTTTTAGGTATTAATCCTACTTCTTTTAATGCACTCCAAGTATGAGGATTACTCATAGCATTACGCAGTTTAGCTGCTGATGGTCTGCCATTAGCAATCATTTCAGCCTGAATTTCTCTGCCAATATTAACCGTAAATTCGTTTGCAGCATTTGCTTCAAACATCTGTTCATCGGTATAACCTTTAATTCTTGTAGGTTCTGCAATAACATAAAGTTCTTTTAATAGTCTTTTTAGCATTTTAATCTCATCTCTCGTAAGGTCAAACGCTTCTTTGAGAGATGCTAGATGACTCTTGTCTTCTAGAATGTCAGCTTCAAGTTCTAAAATTTCATGTTCTAAAGCTTGTCCACCATTTTTTAAATGCTTTAGCTTTGAAAAGGTTGCTTGACGTCTTAATTTACCAACTTCTTCACCAGCCAACGCTCTTATTCTGCCTTCAAGAAATCCTTTTAATGTTTTAATTCTTTCCCAAGGCGTATTTCCTATGACTTGGTATCGGTAATTAAATTCTGTGTTAAATTTTTCTGCCATAATTTTTTAATTATAAGAACAGGACGCTAAATACTTCCTAGCAGTTCCTACTGCTGAAGCATCCGTTTGCACCACTCCAGTATTTGAAACTAAATTGCTTAGTGCTGATACTGCTGGTCCAGATATACTACCATAGGCAAAAATCCCTTTGTCTTG